GTGCGTTCTTCAAGAATCTGTATTCAGCGTTGACATCGAATGAAACTCTACCGAAGCGTTTCCGTTTGTTTATCAAGAAGCATGGTCGTGATAAGATTAAGAGTTTGGCGATGATGAGGGCACCAGTGGCGAAGCCGGGAGTGATGGCGATGCAGTTGCTTACGGCTGGGCGGTGGGAAGATTTCAAAAAGCGAGGAGGTGTTGATGAAGTCTATCATACAAGCATCATCATCAATGGTGACATCGTGCTGGAAAAGCTGGATAAAGTGGAGGGTCGAGTTGATGCAGCATATTCGAAGATGGAAGGTGCTGAACTGTACCCTATCGCTGTCAATGAGGACATCACCATTGCTGAGTTTTTAGAGAAAGGACGGAAACAAATGGGAACAAAGTTCTACACGTACGATGCCTTCCGTTCCAATTGTCAGGATTGGGTGATGAATATGGTAAGTGCGAATGGTCTTCTTGATGCGGAAGGGCGTAAATGGATTAAACAAGATATTGACAAACTCATTAAGGAACTACCAGCACTCACTAAATATGCGGCAGTAAAGCTTACGGACGTGGCTCGTGATACAGGAAATGTTATAGAAGAACTTGTATATAAAAGAGGGGGTATGATGGTCATGGGTCATCAGCGACATGATAAGGGTCGTGCTGGATTCTAACCGCTTAGTAGAATGACCAATCGTTATGCTAAAAAGAAATCTGTTGCTCTATAAATGGAAGTCAAATCTACGGCACTGACACAGGCACTTGCACCATTTGATAAACAACGTGATGAAACAAGAGGTGTTCTCCCGTTGAAGCCGTGTAACATAGGTATATTTGGACGCAAAGGGTGCGGTAAGAGCAATCTCCTACTGAATATGATTATGAAGAAGGAATCCCCTTACTACAAACATTTTGATCTCATTTTTCTGATCAGCCCGACTGCACTCAATGATGAAAAAATGAAACCACTCATGGAAGACATTGATGATCAATATTATGAGGATCTGAACAATGATGTCTTAGAGGACATCATGGCAAAGTGTGCGGCGTTTACGGATCGGCATGAACGAAAAAAGAAAAGGGGTAAACCAAGTTATTGTATTATTTATGATGACTGTATCCATATGATCAAATCAAAGAACGCATCGATGGTGACCAAACTCGCTACTCAGAATCGCCATATGAATATTACGAACATCTACTTGCTCCAGAAATACAATACGTATATGCCCACGCTGATCCGATCTAACTTAGACTGCACTATGTTTTTTCATACGGAAAATAAAGCGGAACTGGAATCGTTCTTGAAGGAGCAAGGAGGAGATGAAGACAAATTGATGATGTTGTACCAATTTGCTACGGCGGAACCCTATTCCTTCTTGTTTATTAATTCGTATTCACAGCCCACCCGATACTTCCGAAGATTCGATCCGATTGAGTATCGAAGCAAATAATATATTGTAGTAGTATAGAATGGGCGGAGCTGTAAGTAGTTTTGTAGGAAATGTAGCGAAGACCGTCGCTAAAACGGCAACGACAGCATTGGGAGCTATGGTTCCTGTCGTAGGACCTGCACTTGCGGGTGCCATCAACAGTGCCTATAAGGATGGAGGTCGAGTAGTCGCTCTTGAAACGGGCGGTGTAGTCCCAGAGGGATACAAAGCGAAGATCATCGATACCCCCAAGCAACTAATGACACTTGTCAAGCAGTTTCCAACGGAGGCGAAGAAGGCGGGTCTGTCCCTCGGCATCATCAAAGATGCAGTAGAGAATATTCCGGCCTCGATGATGAAGCGAGGTGGTCGCAAGAAGAAAGCAGTGCGTCAGAAGCAGAAGCAGACTCAAAATGTTAAAGTCAATGTTCGAGTGGGGGATACCGTCATGTTGCGTCCCGATAGTCAAAAACGAATGGCTCAGCCTCGTCCAACCTATGGTGAACCAATCCGTCTGGCAGGACCAGGATTTACCTTTGCCAATACTCCTCTAGTATCCCAGGCATCAACGTATGCAAACGCTCCTACTGCTGTAAGACCAATGATGGATAGACCCCTCCAATCCAGTGCAGATCCATCCATGAACTCGAATCGTAATAAGGCAGATGATGTTTTACAAGTAGTTAACCCATCAGGTATCCGACCTGGTGTCAATGAGTTCCGAGCAGTTCCAGATACCCATGGAAAATATGCGTTGCAAGGAGATGCTGAAAACGCTCTTCCGGCTGTCAGTTCTTCTTCTTTATTTGAAGGTCGCCCCGTGGGACCAGTACAAGGTGGAGTTCCTGAGGTTCGTGCTATATCGTCTGGTATGAAACAGACGATTATACCATTTTCTCGACCTGGTGGTGAACCAAGTATGCCTACACCATCAGAAGCATCGTCAAGATCCAGAAGAAAGGCAACAAGCCAATCGTCAAAGATATATGACTTTTTTTCATCACCATATCAAGAGTATTATACACCAGAAAGTGTTGGTAATATAGCAGAGGAAGCAGAACAACAACGCATAGTTATGGAAACGGGTCGTAAAGCACGTGGAGGTCGTATATCTGTTTTTTAAACCAATGACAACATAACATATAGGACATGAACGATAAGTATAGATGCTCCGACTGCATCCCAATGATCCATGTGCTTACTAATGAGTAGAATAATATACCGATTCATTAGATGGACGAAGAAAAGAAAAAGAAACCAAAAACGAAACCAAAGAAGCCAAAAGCAGAACCCATACGGTTGATTATTGAACAAGGAACATTTGTGCTTGTATTTGATTAGAGTGCAATAATAACTGAAAGAACAAGGGGCGGTAATGTAATATGATAGGCTGATAATATCTCTGTGAAAATAATGCTCTTAGCATATTCCCACAGCGTGTCTTTGAACCATTTGATTAGGCTTGAAGACACGGAACAAGCCAACCGATAAAAGTTCGTGCGATAGAGGGACTTTCAATCTTCTCCGACATGAGCTGACGTTCAAAGTCCTCCTTGGAAGTTGCCCGTAGTGGAAACTTAGTGAGAGCGATAGAAGCAAGTTGTGTCACAAACTTCTCTCCCTTATGCCACCACGGAACATAGGATACAATAGAATACTTAGACAGATCGGCAGCACCAATCGCAACTCGTGCTGATTTCAAACGCATATCCATGAAGTAGTAATCGGCTTCTGGCAAATGATCGAGTGGGATATTGATGTATCGATCATCCCATACGGCAACCTTACCCCAAAAGGAAAAGATTTTTCGCTCATCGGAAGAAACATCTTTGGAATGAACGATCAGTAATTTCTTAGACTTGGCTGCAGACAGATCAGGCAGGTCGTGCTTCTCCTCATGCTTCTCAGGCATCTGAATCACGGATGGTAGGTAATCTACTACTCGGGGAATCATGGTTATAATGAATCGTTAGAAAAAAATATTCGCATGGGATAGAATGCCGAACGCTTGGATTACTGCACTAAAAAAGTTCAACAAAGGAAAAGGTACCTGGTGTTTACCAAAGAAGGGTACTAAGGAATATGATGAGGTACGGGCGTTGATGGTTGCAAAGCCAAAGGAGGAATCCGCACCACCCAAGGAGGAAGAGCCAAAACTTTCAAAGAAGAAGCCTACTATGAAAGAGATGTCTGCGACATTGAATGTCCCCTTACCACAATTGAAAAAGGCGGCACAGGATTATTACATGCGTATTTCTACTACAAACAGCGAAGCGGATCGAAAAAAACTAATTGATAACATGCCCGAACAATTGCGAAAAGGTTTTGCAGCGTATGAGAAAAAGATGAATAAGTAGGCTGTTAAATGAGAAATAGATGCTTTATGATATACTTTACGGTATAAAGCTGAAGATTTATGACTTTAGGGCTTTAACCAAATATAAGATTAATTTTTTAGATAATCCAACCCCTAAACTCATAAATCTTCCGCTTTATAGCGTAAAATAACTCATAAACTAAATATTTTCAGCTTTACAGAAAGTTGTAAAGGGGGTGTATCAGTGTTTTCTCTTATTACCTATTTGATATTAAAATGTTTTTTAAGGTTTAGTCGTTAAACACGACACACGTGTAAAGCTGAATATTTATTTCAATTTTTTCTGAGGCATGGACTTTTGATTCTATTTTTTTCAGATCATCAATTAGATGTTTGCTCTGATCCCTGATCCAAAAGTAGAGCGATGGTTAAAAGCTCCTGAGTCAGTATGCAATACTGATCTTATTATTAAAAATCATTCAATGACACTTGATTTCTCTAAACACTATTCTAAATGGCGGAGAATGAATCACCATCTTTTTTATTATGCATGTCTACTTCAAATTGAGAAGATGTATAAAGTCCCTCATTTATAATCTACGGTATAGATAGAAAATGGAAGCAGTACTAAAAGCGAATCGTCCTAACCTATCCGCTGGATCCCTCCGGACGTATCTTTCGATCTTGAATAATCTTGCGAAGCAGATCGATGAGTCACTGGACAAGCCCGAAGATGTCATCGAGCATTCTAAAAAAATCATTGATCATCTTGCCAACGTCCCTGGCAATGCCCGAAAGACTCGCCTCAGTGCATTGATCGTATACATTGAAAAAGCGAAAGGTTCGGAGAAGGCAGTCGAAGAGTTTCGATCTCAGATGATGAATGATGTCAAGGACTACGACAAGCAGATGAAGACACAGGAAATGACCGAGCGACAGAAGGAGGGTTATCTTCCAATGTCTACCGTCCTTCAGAAATACCATGAACTTGAAAAAGAGGCTGTTCCTATTATGAAGAAGGAAACCCTCACCAAGGGAGAGTTCGCACGGGTTCAACTCTATGTCCTCCTATCCTGTCTTCTCCTGATTGAACCCCGTCGCTCCTTGGACTATACGGAGTTCCGCCTTCGTGGCAAGGACCTTACCCAGGACAACTACATGATGACCGAGAAACGCAAACCCCACTTTGTATTTCAAATGTATAAGACCGCAAAGAAATACGGTAAGCAGACTCTGGAGATTCCCGCTAAGTTGCACAAGATTGTAAAGCGATGGTCGGAGCTAAGCCCTCATGAATACCTGCTCATGAATACCGTACAGTCCAATAAGATTACCCCTACTCAATTGACTAACCTATTGTATGGGTTCTTTGATAAGCCTATTAGCACTTCGATGCTCAGACACATCTTCCTTATGGATAAGTATAAGGGTATGCTAGGTATTAACGAAATGA